AAGATTTTCTAAAGCTCCAGCAAGCCCCATTACTGATGGCTTGAATTTGTTTTCAGCTTCATTTTCTAACTTCAATAGAACTTGTCTAAATCCTGTTCCTGCTTCAGCTGCAAATAATCCACCTTTTGCTAATAGTTGAACTCCTACATTAGCTTCTTCAAAACTCAAGCCAGCTAGTTTTGCCGCAACACCAGCATTCTTCATTGCTGCCGAAGTATCAGTGATGGATGACGAACCCATTTTTGCGCCAGCAGCCAATACATTAACAAACCGAGACGCTTGATCAGCTTCAGCACCAAATTGATTTAATGAAACACCTACAGTTTGAGCTGCTGCTGCTAAATCAACTCCAGCAGCTTCTGCTAATGTAACGGCTTTTTTAGTAACAGCGGCTAATGCTTCTTTTGATGCGAGGAGGTCAGGCTTTGCACTAGCTATTAGTTTAAATGCAGTTGCAGCTTGACTAGCGGACAGTGTGGTTGTTTTACCAATCTTGGCGGCTTGCTCTTCATAGAATGCTAAATCATCACCAGTGGCTCCTGTGATTGCAGAGAGTTCGCTAATAGATTTAGTAAATTGGTTGGTGTCTCTAATTACTTTTGCTAAAGCAGTGCCAGCACCCATAGCAACCAAAGCACCGCTGAGTAATTTAACCTTGGACATAGCCCCAGAAGAAGCCGCACCCATTCCAGTAATACTTGCAGTTGCAGTTCTAACAGAAGACGAATCCGCTCTAATTTCGAGATTTGCTACATCCATGAGTTATCGCCTATCGTTACGTATTTGATCGCGAGTGCTTAATGACATACCTTCGGGAACGTCATAATCTCTATATGGGGCGGGAACAATGCTGCCTTCGTATTGTTGAGAGTAGTTGTGGTACATAGCAGACAGCTTCTTTATCTGTTTGATTTCCCATAACCTAAGCTGCACTCCAGTAAGTTCCATCCAGTGATATATCTCACTCCATGTAACCCCGCTTAGTCCTATTTCTGCAATTAAAGGAATCATGTAATAAAAAGGCTCAACATCAGGCATTTGAACATCAACATATGATTCAAGCCTAGCCGTTGTTGAGCCTTTCTTTGCTGTAGTCAGCCACGCCCAATACCGGACGTATTCCTCTAACTGCTTTTCTACTTTGTGTCGTATTTGCTCCGATCAGCAGCATCTTCAATTACTTGCTCAGTAATCCATCCGCGTTGGGTATACATCATTAAGGCGTTTTCTTTATTACAAACTAACTTCTCGCCATCATATTCGATGTTTTGCCAGCTAACCGTACATTCAGCCAGTGCCTCTCGGACATTATCTTCTATTACCGAGCTAGGCACTGGTTTATTGCGATATTTGGCTGCATTCCTTTGCTCCATCTTTCGCATATGTTGTTGCCATTTTTTTGAGTCTCTTCCCAAGACTTTAATGGTAATCCTTTTACCGCCCTCATCTTCTAAAGGCTCTCCAGTTACGGGGTTGGCAAGTTCAGTTGTAATGCCCTTGTCTGCCGCTGCTGTTAGGTCGATCTTACTTAAATCCATAGTTTGTACCTTATGTGGTAACTACTACTGACCTAGTGCGCTCAACCTGTATGGTTCTCTGAACCAAAGAGTCTGCGCCTCCAGCGACAGTATTAAAAGAAACGACTTTGCCCGTCCAGTAATCATCAGTACCATCCTGATAAGTTACCTTGAAAGCATAGTCGACCTCGGCTTGTAAGGCAGCTAATACAATAACTTGACCCGCATCATCATCGTCACGGTTGACGGTAATAGAGTCAGCATCATTGTTATAAGTGCCTTTGTACTTATCGGTAGACCGCTGGTTGATAGGGTTAGAGGTAACTACGTTAAAAGTTTGTCCTCCAGCCGACCAATCAGTGACCTGTCCAATTGTTGTATAAGTTGAAGACGGATAGCCAGTAGTGGCATCTGAATCAAATGTTGTAGGTAGCGTTGCTGAAATTGCAATTACGGATTCTACTAGGGTCTGAGCTGAAGTTGGCATAACTTAATTCCTCGGTATAAATGCTCTATATGATATTGTGATTAGGGTAACGTACCAGCTTTCTTCAACTACACCCTGCTGGCGGTTTACTGCGGTTATTCTAGCAGATTGACCTGAATATGAAACACTGCTCCCAATAGAGTAGTCTGCCATGATCGTTTCTGCTTGATTCTTTGCTGCAAAAGCTCCTGAATCAACAGGATACCTCAAGATTATCCGAAACAAACCATCTGTTTCATTTGTAGATTTTAAATCTAAAGCTGTAATGTCATTAGGAATATTTAACAATTGGGCGTAAGGAGTCCCAGCAGTAGGCGTATAGGGCTGATTTTGATAGGCCGTTTCTAGCCCATAAGCCCCGTCAATAAAGCTCTGTATGAATGCTTGATCAATCTTGATACTCACCTAGCCTTCCTTACTTCTTCCTTAACAATTCTTTGAATTCTAGCCATATTCTTAGCAACCATTCCGTCTTGTTGCTCCCAGTATTCTACATAAGGCACGTTATTAGTTAGGTAATTAACTTTTCCAGACCTAACATTTCTAGTAACTTCGCTTTCTGCGATACTTCCACCCTTATCTTTTCTATTTGTTTCTTGAATAATAGGACTGCCAACACTGGTCTGCCAGTTACCTCTCATTCGACCAGTATCAACTCTGGTATCCATTATAACGCTAGAAAACAACTTGATAGTTATACCTCTGGCAGCCTCATCTAAGGATAAGTTTGCTTTTCTAGCCCATTGACCAATACTTACAATAGCCATTTATCTTCTCGCTTGTATAAAATATACAATTCCAATAGTGGAAGGCTTTGATTCTTTCACATCTATTATTGACCAATCTTGAGATGACAAAGTAATTTTGTCCGTAGTTAAAGGTTCAACCGTATTGTCTACAATAACTAATCTGTCAGAAGATAGAATTCTTGTTCCGTCTATTTGATCATCTCTGTAACGCTGAACTAACCCCTGCGGAGTGTAGCTTGCGGTACTTCCAGCCACGACAGCACCAGTAACAGGGCTGATACTACCGCCTGTAGTTCGCTTAATAGTTATTGTCATGCCAAACTTTTTGAGCAACCTAGATGCAGTTGCCGCCATGCTTGTGTAAAAGGTTGCGCTCATTACGACATCGCCAGAGGAATACCTAGACCATTAAACTTCATTAGCAAAGACAATAAATTTCCGCTTCTGCTTCTTCTTGCAGACTTAACAGCGTCTGAAACAGCGTATTCAACGACTACCGCCCCAACAACTTCTTCTTTCTTGATTCCTGTGGCTCCGCTTTGCGATACATTCCACAAGTCCTCGCCAGACTGTATATCAATAGCCAAGGACATCTGAGCTTCTTTTACTTGCGTGGGAATCTCATTACTAGCCCAAGACCAGTTAGCTATATCCGTTAGATTGTTTCTTGGATAAGCCATTGGCTGAGTCTTGGTTGTGGTTTCGCCTTTTAAGACGTTTTCTAGACCGTCAATAAATTGACCAGCCTCAATAATCTGGGTTTGAAATACCTGACTGTCAGTAACGGTAATGTTGAGGGTGGCAGCATACGCTATGTACTCTGCCATCGAGACGTAGCTATTAGCTCCAGCAACAACACTTCCATCTTCAATTACGATAGTTGTCATTTACCTTCCCTTCGGCTTCTTTTTGCCTTTATACATTACCACTTCTCCTTATTTGACCAGTAAGCCGCAGACATTCTGCCTTTCTTTATATTTTCAGCGTGTCTTGCTTTGAAAGATGCCCTTCTAGCGGCGTCAGCTTTTGATTCGTTTGCTCTAGGAGGTGAACCGGATACTCCTTGCTGACCAAATCGAATAGTCTTTATTTTATCGCCTACTTTGGCAACAACGACATGGGATTTGGTTGGATGCTTCGGGGTGCGTTTAGCCTGATTGAATTTATCCAAGCCTAATCGAGTGAGTCTTGAATCTTTTGGCATTTGAACTCCAAAAAAGAAAAGGGGCAGCAGAAGCCACCCCTAATTCTATTTAGCCTAACAGTACAGCGGTGAACTCTGGCTTCCAGACTTTATAGCCATAGAGACAAGAGATATCAAACATCGCTTTGTTGTAGCCCTTATAAGCGGCTATGTTGTAGACAATCCCAGACATTGGGTCTTGCACTGTCATACGGTCAACAGCAGCATCGCCGCCCATTGGTTGAGCCAAGCCTCGGATACCAATCTCAACAGCAGAACGATGAAACGCTACGTTCTTAACTGAAGAAGCCACTACTGTAATAGCTGTAGCTGAAGCAGCAATAGCTACTTGCAGACCATTTGCACCCAAAACGATAGTGCCGCCGCCAGATACATCGCCATCACCTGTCGTTACAACATACTGATTAGTATCGCCAGCAAAAGTAATAACGTCACCAGCTACTATAGTTCCAGTTCCAGCAGAAGCCAGAGTGAGAGTAGTTGCGCCAACAGCATAACCAGCATCGTCAGTAGTTGCGCTAGACCCAGTTCCTGCCGTGTGATTATCAAGACCTGCGCTTTCCTTCATCATAATGCCTTGAAGGTCAAGCAAAGTGCCTCTTCGCAACATATCATCGTTACCAGAAGAATCAACCTGATTAAGTTGAGCAAGGTTTCGCAACTTAGTGCCAGCCGCAGAGTTAATGACAAGAGTTGCCTGTCGATCATTTGAAGGCATTCCGTTATCAACTAGAACCTGACGAACTTCTGCAACAGTATTAAAATTTGATGCGAAAGGAGTCGTGCCAGCAGTACCAACTGCGCGTGAAGCTCTATCACCAATATCCAAAGCGACCTCAGTCTCAATTTGATTAGTAATAGCTCTCATGGCTTGCTTAATTTGATCACCGTAAATAGTGTCAAAACCCGCGCCATTATTTACAAACTTAATGTTTTCACCCGTCCAAGGTATTTTAACCGAAGCCGTAGAACTAAGAGTCATTGTCTTATTATCTACAGTTTGGTCAGCACCTTCTGGGATAGTCATTGAAGGGGTTACGGTACTTACCGCTTGCTCTTGTGTGAAGGCAGCACGAATTACTTCGCCTTGAGCCGCTACTTCTGTCGCATTAGTGTTAATTGTTGCTGAAGGAATTACACCAACAAGTTCACGACCTACCGTGTCTGCTGCTGTATATATGTCTGCCGCTAAATCAGTTAGAACATTAGCCATTTGTAGTCACCTTAATCATCAGTAATTGTGCCGCCGCTTTTGGCGTATTTAGAGCGTTCAAATTGACTTAACCCGTCAAAATCTGCTCTGGTTATTTGCTGGGAAGTAGCACCGCCACTATCCTTACCACCTGTACGCCCTGCGCCGTTGGCTTTTGTTCCTACTATTAGCGGAGCAAAGCTCGCACTATTTTGAAACTCTTTCTTTAATTCTGCAACTGTCATTGCTGATGGTTGACCTTCATTATCTAACACAACGATATTAGGAACACCATCTCTAGTCTCTGTGCTTAACCTTCTTTCAATATGCGGCAATAAAACATTAGCCGAACCTTGAACAGCAATCTCAGAAGCGATCTGTGACGCAGCTTGACCACTGGTTAGCTTAACAATGGTATTTGTTAACTTTCCTATATGATCTTGCATCTCATTTTCGCGGGAATTAAATTTCTCTTCCCAACTCTTATGCAAAGCCTCTGTATCATTACCTTTCTTAGCCGATTCCATCTGGGCTTGCTCTGCAGCAGATATAGCCTCTCTGGCTTTTTTCTTAGCAGTTTTGCTTTCGGTTAATAATTCTTCAACTTTCTTCTTTAGACCATCAAGATTAGAATCATCTTGAGCTGGAAGTCCTGAGATTTTAAGTTCAAACCCGTCATCCTTTTGCTCATACAGCTCTTGAATGGATTCTGGCAAATCTTCAACACTTTCAACTTTAAAATCTATCATAAA